CTCTAATCGGTTTTAGGGATGTGATGATCTGATTGACAGGCGCCCAGCCACTGGAGGCAATGTTGAGACCAAGCACCCTTGTTCTCACTATTGCGGTTCCATATTTGCATTCCCACGGGCCAGGGCTGCCGGTGATTCTGTTGTTGGGAATGTAGAGATATTCCTGATTCCCGAGCTGCCGCTCGCGTGGCGTCCTGTTTCCAGTGCTCGGCGCCCCGCCACCACGCGAGACCGGACCACCCAGCCCCGGTGCCACCTTGTCATTCCTGATCGGCGGCCCTGCAGGTGGCAGGTTGACGCGGTCCATGTCACCTGGGCGCCCGATGGCGGGGATGCCGCCGCCGCTGGTGAACGGCACGCCAGAGGTGGTGGACGCGGGCGAGCTCGTGTCCGTGGCCCGGCCGGATTCGTCCCGTGCGGACAGCTCCGGATAAGGCAGGTCAACGTCCTGCGCGCCGTCCCTGGCTGCGATCACCCGCTGGGTGAGCAGGCTGGAGCCGTCCGCCAGCAGGGGGAACGCACGCAGCTGCAGGGTCTCGGATCCGTCGGAGGCCAGCGCCACCGAATCGAGCTGCCAGGTGAACGACAGGAATCCCGACGGCTCCCACTCGGTCGCAACCTGCAGGGTGATGCGGATGATCTGGCCCGCCCGGAGGTAGCCGGAGTGATCGCCATGGGCCAGCCGCGCCGTGGCGGTGTTGCCTCCCAGGGTGCGGACCGCGTGCCGATAGCCGGCTGCCATGGCCGCGTGCCGCACGGAGGTGCAGTAGCCCTTCATCCCCATGGTCTCCACCGCCGGGCTGTCGTCGCCCGCCTGGCCCACGGTGAGCGTGCGGTTGAGCGGGGGGTGGATGTCGCTGGTCTGCTGGCGCCAGGTGGCGATCACCTCCAGCGCCCCACGGGTGGACGCCTCGCCCTGCTGCTCGCTGTAGCCGCCAGGGAGGATCACCTCCTCAGTCAGGTCCCAGTCAATCGTCACTTCCCCGGTCAGGAGGGTTCCGTCCTCGTTGGTGGGTAGCAGAGGGATAACGGCGAACTTCCCGCCAATCGTTACATCACGCAGCAGAAACGACGGTAGAATGTTCGTGATGAAGTCCGTCAGATCCGTTATCTCAACGAACTCAGCATTACAGTAGAGTTGGTTCGCTTCGATGAACTGCGCTGCCTTCAGCATTGCATCCATATCAATCTCTGCTTCCGTCAGCCGGCCTGACTTCACCAGCGCCCAGATCAGCAGGTCGCAGATGTTATCAGACGGGCCAACGACTGAATCAATCAGCCGGCCGCGTTCAATGATCAGGCCGGATCTAATGAAAATGTTCCATGCCTGTTTCCAGTTCTGAGAATCGACCGGGTAACTGTTGGAGAATTCAATAGTCGAGAGGCCTTTATAGTTTCCGCCCCCGCCACAGATGAATGGAAACGTCTGTAGTTCCTGGCCAATGCCATAGAAAACGCCCGCCCGGTTGCCGGGCGTCCAGGTGCCCGCTCGGGTGTTGTAGTTCTGGCTAAAGGATCCCTGGCGGCTCAGGCCATTGCGCACGTCGCGCACCTGAACCGATCCCATCTGGCCGTCACCCAACACGCAGTGGTAGCGGACCGTGATCTTGTTCGTGGTGTTGCTGAACTGGCATTCCGTCGCTCGTGGCTGCACCATCACCCCACCGGTGCCACCGGTACGGCGCCTGGCGAACACCAGGGGCACTGCAGCACCCAGGGCCATCGCCTGGATGGGGGCGAGCAGGTCCACGTCAGAGGTGGCGGTGCGGTCCTGCGCGGTCATCGCCGCGACCGCTGCAGCGCTGTTGGCCTGCAACTGGCCCAGCTGGTGGTTGATCCAGCCCTGAAGGCCGCCCCAGTGCGCAAACAACTGATCGGGGCTGGTGCTGACGCCTTCGTACTCGAAGCCGGGGATGTTGTAGCTGTAGAGCGGCGCCCTGCTGTCGTCTCTTCTGGAGCTCCCTGGCATCAGCGGCCAGCCCCCAGCTCACAGGGCGTACCGATCAGGGCGGTCGTCGTCTGGCGGGGAGGGAACCGGCTGCCGCCCGCGGCGATCAGGCCCGCGTCCAGCGTCACCTCCAGGCGCGAGTCGCTGACGCCGGCCAGCACGACGCGCCCGCGGAACGGGCCACCGACGAGCGCCATGCCAGCAGGGGGCTGGGGGCCATCGTCCGGCTCGGGATAGTGGTAAACCCTGAGCCGCCCGATCCAGTAGTCGTCGGATGCGGTCCGCAGATCCTGCTCAAGACTGAGCAACAGCGGGAACGACAGGGCAGCAGTCGCGGCGTCGATCAGGCCTCCGGAGGAGACGCCCGACCACTCAAACGGGGCATAGCCCCACTCGGCGCCCTCCCAGGTGACAGCGGCGTGAAGCCAACGCGACTGCCAGCGGCGCATGATCACCCCGCCAGGGGTGCGGATGTCCAGGAATGCGGCGCTGATGCGGTTGGGGCTGGTCATCGGGGCCCGTACCGGTTGCGGTTGACTGCGGAGCGGTTCATCTGGTCAACGGCTGCCAGGGTGGCGCGGGTTTGGGACTGCAGCAGGGCCATCGCCTCATCGCGGCGGATCCACTGAGAGCCGTCCGACATCTGCAGGGTGGGCCCAGTCTGCTCCAGCTGGAGGGTGACCTGTGGCGCGGCGCCGTAGCTGCCAGGCAGGGGGGCGGCCGCTGGAGCCCCTGCAGGAGAGGGGGAGGATTGCCAGGCCTGCACCAGGGCGGGACCCCTGACGCCCTGCATCCACGCGGCCATGGCAGCGTTCATCCGGCCGGCTGGGATTGCGTACTCCCCGCCCGGATCGCCGCCCTCGCCGAGCTGGGCGATCGTGGGCCGCGACACCCAGCCGCCACGGGCGAAGCGTGGGATCTGTTCTCTCACGAACTCAGGAATAACCGGAAGCTTAAATTGTGTCGGCAGTTTGTTTACGCCTTGCGCTACCCGATTCCACAGGCCAATAATTTCGTTCAACTTGCCGACCGCGCCATTGATCATCCAGCTCCATGTCCTACCCATTCCGTTGAGAACAGAATCCCACACGTTCTGCAGGATGCCAGGGATCCGCTTCCAGGTTTCTACAACACTGGACAACAGATCGCCGAAGCGTTTCTGTACCTTTTCGATGAATGCAAACGGATCATTGGCAAAGCTTTCCCAGTAGGCTCCCCACTGCTTCAGCCAATTCTTATCGATGAACTCAAGAATGCCGCCGAAGAATTTAACTATGCTATTCAGCCAGGACTTAGCGGCATCTCTGATTGGTTTCAGGAGGTCAGTATTCCACAGATTAACCCAGGGCTCAAGCTGCGTTTCGTAGATGAAGTTCCACACATTCCCCCAGAATGCCGCGATCTCCTCCAGCGCCCACGACAGGAAGTCCATGATTGGCTCCCGGAAGTAGATCATGCCCACCACCAGCGCGGCCAGACCCAGCGCGATCCAGCCCACGGGGCCGGAGAACACGCCCACCAGGGTTGGGAGCAGGGTGCCGGTGATCCAGGCGAGGAACGGCGCCATGGCTGCGATTGCCTGGCCAGCGAATGGACCCAAGGCGCCCAGCCAGCCCGCGATCGTGGCGCCAATCCTCAGGCTTGCGAACGCTGCGCCGAGGCGACCCACGCCGGGGATCAGGCCCAGCAGCTTGACGCCGAAGAGGGCCACGTCAGCGATCAGCCCCCGCAGTGCTCGCCCGATGCCGCCAAGGCTGCTCATCAGCCTGGACATAGCGCTAGGTGGCACATCTGGAACAAGATCCGCCTTGATTGGTGGAATTTTTGGCGTGACAAGATCGAGCTCTAGCGGTAGTTGGTAGCCTTGGAATTTTTTACTTAGATCCAGTCCGAGCTGTTGCGGTGTGACGGGCTTGCTAATGGTTGCGGTGGGGACAAGCGCTTCCCCTATGGTTTTTGTTGCGTCACGGGCCAGCCGTGAAGCACTCGACAAATCCTTGAAGTGCTTAATCAGCTTGACAATTCCAAGACTGACTCCAATGAATTTTGCAGATGCAACAAGCAGGGCAAGAGAGCCCAATGCAGCAACCAACAAGCCGAGGCCAACCGTGAGTTGCTTCGCCCAGCCAGGAGCGGCAATGAATGACTTAATCAGCGACGTTATACCCTGAATCGCAGGCGTCAGCGTAGGCAGCAGATCATCACCTATCACTTTCGTGAGGTCTTTCATCGCCTTATTGAACTCCATCAGCGCTGTGGGTGGCGGGATGGATTTCTGAGCGAGCTTATCCATCGCCTTGAGCATGATGTCAGTCGTTATCAGCCCCTCGGCACCCATCTTCTTGATGTCGCCAACTGTTACCTTTGACCTGAGTAGAATGTCAACAATGGCCTTCTTATTCGCCTCTTTCTGTATCTCCAGCTCCTTGTTCATTGCAGACTGCAAGTCTTCCTGCCGACGACGCAGGGATTCGCGCAACTGATCCTCCTCCGCTCGCTGCTGATCCTGCAGGGCCATTTCCCTCTCCTTGCGATCCGCTTCCCTGGCCCGCCTGGATTGGTTGGCCTGATCCTCGTAGCCGCGAGAGAGCCTCTTCAGCTCCTCACTCTGGCGCTCCTGAATGCCATCAAGAATTGCATCCCTTTCATCCGCTATTCTTTTCTCTACCGCTTCTCTTTGTGCATCGCTTAAACTGGTGTCTCCCGATACTTCTTTGAGTAGCAGTTTCCCGCGCTCCTCTATTGCATCGCGCTCCATCTCATATCGCTCGTCTATAGCTTTCTTTTCGACATCCAGCCTGTCCTGCGTTGCCCGGTCGCGACTGGTGTCGCCATCCTCCTCCGCTTGGTTCATTGCGGTGCGCAGCGCGTCGTAACGCCTGGCAATCAACCGGAGCTGGTCGTCCGTGTCGCGCTGCATGGCCCGCTGTCGGACCCTGATCCCCTCCTGCAGCTCCTCGGTCTGCTTCTTCTCACCATCGCGCACCTCAGCCACCAGCTGCTCCGCCCGCTGCCGGGTTATCTGCTGAAGGCCACGGCTGCGGCTGATGTCGTTGAACACCTCAACGATCGCCTGGCCGATCGCCGGCATCCTCTCCATGAGTGATCTGAGTTCATCGCCCTGGAGGCGCCCGCTCCCCATGGCCTGGCCTAGCTGGCGGAAGGCCTCTTTGGCATCGAACGCACCTAGGCCCGACAGCCGGGCCGCCTTTGACACGCCGATGAAGGTGGTCTCGATCTGACCCAGGCTGACCCCCATCGGGCGGAGGCGGCCGTAGAGGTCCGTGACGGCCTGGCCGGCGTCGTTCTGGCCAAGGGTGAACTGCTCCGCAGCCCGCGCCGTGAAGGTTTGCAGCCGCGCCACCTCGCCGAGCGGTTCCGCCAATGCCTTGACCCGCAGGGCCAGCAACTGGGAATCCTCGCCAGCCGTCAGCGCCAGCCGTCCGTAGGCGGTGAGGCCCGCGACGACTGCGCCCAGGCCGAGGGCAGCCAGGGCGCCTTGCAGGGCGTTGCCGGCACTGGCCATGCGCCTCATGCCGCCGGCTGAGTTGTCCGCGCTGACGCCGAGGCGCTTCAGCAGGGCATCAGCCTCCCGCAGATCCTGCTGGCCGGTGACCCGGGCCTGGACCTTCAGCAGGGCATCGAGATCGTTCGCCATTAGGCGGGCCTCCGTCGTGAGCGCTCGAGCTTCATCAGGCCGAGCACCTCAGCGGCGATCACCTGGACATCTGCCGCCACCCGCCAGGGGCGGACCGTGGGATCCTCCTCCTGGAGTGCGCGGGCGTATTCAAGCGCCGCGCTGGCATCATGCGCCACGCGCTCTCCCTCCATGCCGGCGCGATGCCACTGATTGCCGCACTGCAGCCAGACAAGCACAGCCGGCAGGTTCTCGGGCAGGATCAGCAGCTCGCCCCGTGCATTGCGGCAGAGGCTGGCCGGGCCCCGCCAGGGGGGGCGTGGTGGGCCGCCGTCGGGCCCCCTGGTCAGTCGATCGAGCACCTCGAACTGGCGCCGCAGGGATTCGGCGGTTTCGTCGCCGCCCAGCTCCTGCGCCATGTTGAGCTGCTCCGCCCTCATGTCCGCGCGGTCTTCCTCGGCTGGGGCGGGGCCGGAAAACCATTCTCTCGCGAACTCCCGGAGTTTCCCGGTTTCGCCTCAAACCGCTGCTTCTGGTAGGCCATCATCACGCTAAAGGCCACACCAGTGCGCCCCAGCAGGGCATCCAGCAGCTCAGGGGTGCACTCCACGGGTTCGCCCCCGCTGAGCATCCACAGGTGGGGTTGCTCGGGATGATTGACCCAACGGATCAGGAGATCCTTTGCAATAGCCAGGACGCTGTCAGCCAGCTCCTTGGTGCTGCCGCCTTCCTCCTGGATCTTGTTGATTCGCTCCATGACGGCCTCTACTTCCGCCTCCGTTTCGTAGGCCCGAAATTCGGCAAGGAAGCAGAAAGGGGTCCCCTGTGATTGCCCCCGGACTTCACAGTGGAAGCTTTCGGCTTTGCTTAGCAGATCGAATGTCATAAATCAGGAGCAGATCAGGGTGGAGTAATTGCGCACGCCGGGGTCGTGCATGATGTTGAGGGCGTGAGTCTGGTAAACCTCGTTATTCACGGCCTCCCTGGTGCCCGGCGCCAGTGTGCAGCGGGCGATCACCCGCGAGATCCGGGAACCGATCGGGCCGTGAACGATCCGCAGCCGCTGTTCGGTCTCATCTCCAACAATGCTGAAGTTGTTGTAATCCGACAGGCCCGTGTCTCGGATTGTCACGCTGGCAGTGGGTAGGCCGGTGACGATCATCACCTCACGGGAACCGCCACCGTTGTTCCTGAGCTGCAGCTCGTTGCCCCAGCTATAGGTGAAACTGGAGAACTCGCGTGCAACTGGCGCAAGCGACGTTCCCAGCTCAAAGGTTGGGGTGTTGACCGCATCCACGGCTCGAACCAGGCCGGTGTTGGCGTAGGCGGGGGCGAGAATCGTTTCGGTAACGGGCGTGCTTTCCAGGCCTTGGAAAGTCCACCTTGCGGTGGGCAGCCCGCCCCCGTAGGTCTCTTCGCATGTTCCCCTGGCGTTATCGCAGTAGAACCTTTCGGGGCCAATCTGCACCAGCAGATGACAGAACCCCATCGCGGAATTCTGTGAAACCAGCGAGTAAGTGTTGGATGTTCCCGAAACCGTAGTTACGGTCGCTCCACAGGCCTGCGCCAAGGCGCCCCAGGCTGGCGCGGTGCCCGCAACACCACTGCCCACCAGGTAGGTAGAGAACGAGAAAGAGGCTCGCTTGTTGTGAACGTGCGGCTTCGTGACCCGACCGCCCTCGGAGTCGGCCTGCTCCCGCTCGGCAGAGTCGGCTTCGAGGGGGTTGATCTCCACGTTGAACACGTTCAACGCATGACTGCCCAGCAGGGTGGGCCGCGCCTCTCCGTAGACGGTCCCCGGCTGGACGTAGAGCAGTACGGCATCAGCCTTCGCCATTGGTGATCTCCTCGGTGGTGGTGGTGTCCGCTGGGCTCAGCAGCGCTATGGGTTCGGGCTGGGGGGAGGCGGGCACGTAATCGCCCGCCTCAGGGCTCCAGATCCATCCGCCAGGGATCCACGTCGTGGGCAGCGGGTGGTCCTCTGGCGGGGTCTCCGCGCGTGGGCTCTTCACGGGATGGTCATGTCGGCGGGACACGGGTGAGGTCGAGCTGATGAGTTCTCTGCGTAACAAGATAGACCAAGTCAAGCCGCCCCGCATCACCCTCGGGCTCAGGCTGGTGCTCCAAAAACTCCACGCCCTGAACACCAGGTAGGTCGCGAGCGCCGCCGTGCATGATGTTGTTGATTGTGATCCAGTGCGGGTCTGAGATCTCATCTAGGCTTTCCCCGCCCGCCACAAGATCGAAGAACAGCGAGACCCTGAGCTGCGTCTTCAGGGCCATGGTCTCCTGATTGTCCGCCTCAGCCCTGGCGACGTCTCCCCGGATGATCACCACGGGTTTCGGCTCGTTTTCGCCGACAGGCCCTGGGCGGTTGGTGTAGCAGGCCTCAATCCCTGGCGCCGCGGCAATCAGCGCTTCGAGGCCCTGCTTGAACTGCAGGTGGATCGTGCTCATCGCTGCCCCCTGCGGTCCTGCCAGGCCAGCCCCAACAGGGTGGAGGCCACACCCAGCCAGCTCTCACGGGCGGTTGACGCGGCTCCGGAGCACGCCAGGCCACCAGCGTGCGCGGTGCACTGCAGCCAGTGAACGGTGGGGATCGTGGCGCCCGCGAACAGAGCGACGCCCGCCAGGAGGAGGATGGTGGGCAGATGGTTGTTCATCGCAGCCCACTACGCCGTTGAAGTTCTTGGATCGCAAGGTGGTGCATTTGCTGCTTCTCAAGCACTCTTTGATAATTAACATCCCGCTTGTCTTCATCGCTTTGAATCTTTGAAACTACTTGTGAAAGATTATCTACTATAATTCCAAGCCTGAGCTGATTGTCTCGCGTTTCTTTAAAATCACCGTAAAGGCCTGCCAATATCATCACGCACAACGTCCCGGAGGTAGCCGCAATCCACCTCAGAGCATTGGTAAGCCACGGATCCTGCGTCGGCGGCTGTGCCTGGCTCTGCCCGGCTGATTGGCTGGGGGGTGTGGGGGCCATGGGGGAATTCTAATCGGCGTTGAAGGCGGCCTGCAACGCCTGCGGGAAGGCGGCTGGCATGTGGCAGCGAACCGCCACGGCGAGGAACTCTGTGCCGATCTCGGCCGCTTGCTCGGAGGGTAGAGCGTGCAACACGAGCAGTATCGACTGCAAGAACAGGCTGAAGTCACCCGAGCGCCTGAACTCGTCAAACCGCGACGTCAGCGATCCGGCCGCCATGGGATCCTCGGTGAAGGCCAGCAAAAACGCGGATTTGAAGCCGTTTTCAGTCCGCAGCGCCGTGGCCATGCCGTCGAAGTCGGGCTCAGGCTCAACGAGATCACTGACCCGCGTAAACCCCTGCGCGATTGCGTCAGACTCAAGCATCGTGCCCGGCTGTAGGGGCGCATCATCTTCGCTCAGGGAGACGTTGGTGATTATGCGTTGAACTGTGTCAACGTGAGCAATGCGTCTCATGGCTTAATCGTGGTGATGACGACAACAATGCCGGGGCTGCCATCGCCGCCGCGGCCACTCGGGAATCCATTCAGTGACGCCCCGCCGCCGCCGCCAGCTGCACCATAGCCGCCACCGTCTCCGCCTCTGCCGCCAGCCCCGGATGGGTTTCCATTTCCGCCAGATCCCCCTGTCCCGAAGTAACGGAACATGGATCCATTGACACCATTAACTCCGTCTCCGGTGATCGGTCCCGAGCTGGGGAATACAATGCCAATCGTTACTCCTGTGACACCCAAACTGGCGCCGCCCTGCCCGGTTCGAGTGTTGGCGGATGTTATGCCACACCCTCCGCCGCCACTTCCTGATCTGATACCTGTGCAAATAGCGGTGCTACTGACTGCACCAACAGCGCCGGCAGTACCTGCCGTGGTTGATGCTAAAGCAGTGTCGAACCCTTGAAAAAAGCAGCTGCTGGCTCTGGCGGCGCCTGCCGCGCCTGTGGTTGTCGTCCCGCCAGCACCCGCCAGGCCGCCGACTGCGATCATTCCGGCAAATGTTGTATTGCCGCCATCTGTTCCATTGATTCCATTTGTGTCGTCGGTCGTTACAGCGGCTCCCCCTATTCCCTGTGCGCCAATTACAACGGCTTCAGTAGCATTTAGCCGAGAAGCGTTAAACTGCACATAAATGCATCCCGCGTGAGATCCGCCGCCGCCGCCGCTCCTGTCCGTGCCAGCCGCGCCGCGCCTTCCACTGCCAGCACCAGCGCCGCCGCCGGCCATCCAAACCTCGCACAGAACGGCGCCAGCGGGCTTTGTCCATGTGCCGTTGGACAGGAAAATCTGTACGTCGATCTCGGTTGCTCCGCCACCTGGAGGGGCGGCAAAGGTTCCATCAGCCCTGAGAAAATTAGTGGTACCGCCTCCACTGGCTGGCACCAGGCCCGGAGCTGACGGTGAAAACGCCTCCGTCGTGGCAAAGTCCGTAGTTGCCGCCGCTGCAGCAGTCCCGAGCACTGGCCAGGGCAGGACGTGAACGCTGCCGGTGGTGGCGTGCGCCCGGCCGACCGTCGCCACCTGCTGGGCGTTGGCAGCGGGCCGGGTGGTGGTCAGCACGCCTCCGCCAGGAGGGACGAACAGCGGCGCCCCAGGTGTCATGCCGGCGGTGTTCAGCCCAGTGATCTCGCCGAGCAGGGTCGCATGGCCCTCGGCGTTGTTTGCCAAGGGCTCCGACAGCACGAACAGGGCCGGCATCGTCTCGGCCGAAGACGCGCTCGCGGCCACCACCTGAAGCGTGGTGGTGTCGCCCACGGTGCCCGTGATGCGCAGGGGCGTGCCAGCTGCCAGCGCGCCGCCGCTGAGGTTTTTGACGTGGGCATAGAGCCCGCCTGCCAGGTTGCCGTGGATGTGCGGCAGGGTGGCCAGCCCGGACAGGGTGAGGCCAGTGAGGGTGGCCGAGTCGTCAGGCCCCAGGCCGACGTAGTCGCGAGCACCGGCCTGATCCGCCAGCGCGAGGAACGCCCGGCCAAAGGCGGTCTGACCGGCCACGGCGGCCAGGTTCGTGAGATTCGTGCTGAGCGGCTGGTAGGCCTGCGCTGCTGCCGATGTAGTGAGGTAGTTCTGCAGGGCGTTGGAGAGCTCCTGCGCCGTGGTGTAGCCGGGGTGGGGGTCTGCAGCCTGCTCGTGCGCCAGGATCGCAGCAGCCACCCCCGCCAGGGCCGCCAGCGCCTGCGCCGTGACCCGTCGGCAGTCCACACGCTGAGCGGTGCCAGTGCCGGTGCCCACTGCTTCGCACGAAAACACGGTGCCCACCGCGGCACTCGCTCCCGCGCCGACGGTCTGCCAGTTGGTGTTCCCGAGGCTCACAATGCGGTAGCCCTGGCCCACCGTCAGCGCCGTGGCCGCCACCGGTGAGCCGACGTCCTGATCGAGGGGCAACAGCTCGCCCCCGGTCAGGGTGCCCGCTGCGGGCTGTGAGGAGATCGAGCCGGGTTGAACTGCCATCAGATCGCGATCAGGGGGATGCCTGCTGGGGTGGTCAGTTGCTGGCCTGCTGGGGTGGTCAAAAACAGGGTGATGACGGGCTCAGGGGTGACTGTGATGGGATCACTGAGGAGAACCTCGCACCATGTCCCGTCGTCGAAAGGTTGCGCCTGGATCTCAACTCGAAATGTCTGGCCCTGAGCTGTGAGCACGTCGCCATAGGCAAAACCGCTGGCTTCCGACGTCAGGGCCGTCAGAAACCAGCGAATGGTGACCATCTCGTCATCGAGCACCATGCGACTCCTGCGGAGCAGGAAGCCGGTGCCCGTGACGCCGTTGCATGTGAACTCAATGCCCCCCAGGTGCCGCTGAGCCACCTGATCAGCCGCTGCCGATAGGGTGGCCCAGCCCATCAGCCAGGAACCCCGCTGAGTCGCACCTCGCAGGTGGTGGCTGCATCAGTGCAGGTCTTAGAGAAGATGCCCGCCAGGGTGTTACCGGTGGAGACGGCGGTGAATTTTTTCGCGGTGTTGTCCCAGTAGGCCTTGGCACCTTGGGCGCCTCCGGTGCCGGTGCCGGTGCTCTTGGGAAAAGTGTAGGTGCCGTCAAGCATGAATGTGCCGACGGCACCGGAAGCCAGATCGACAACCGAGGCCGCCACAATGGCGCCGATCAGCGCCGCTCCACCCGATGCGACTGCATAGGGTGCGGTAAGCGGCAGGGAGCAATCTCCCGGATAAACTGCATTTTTCATGGCAAGTCAGCTCAGGGTGAATAGGTGAATCAGGTTCCGCTGGAGCGGAAGAAGGCGCGATGGTCGCGGATTGCGCAACCGAAGTCAATCCGGGCCATGAACTTGATCCCGTCAGGATCGCGCAGCGTTTCGCTGGTCAGATTGGGGCCTGGCTCGTCCTCCAGGTAGCCGTACACGATTCCGGCAATCCGCTCCTTCGGTGCAACCAGATACCACTGAGTGGCAGAACCATCGAGACGGCTCTCGACGATGGGCTGCATTTTCCCGACATAGGGATGCACACCATTTGCACCAGTCAGCGCGGAAGGCGCGTAACCGTTTGGATAGAGGAATTGAAGAATCTCGTCCTCAAGATCCGACGGACCCATCAAGAAACCGGGTTCAAGGTTGATTTTGGTCCCCGCCTGATCCGTCTGCTTGCGCATGGCTTTTCTGCCAGCGGAGATGGAAGGAATAGAAATGGCACCCGTTCCCGTGTTGTTGTGCGAGGCGTCAAACAACGGCAGACCATCTTCAGCGCTGTTTGCGTTGGAAGTGATCAGCTGGTAGATCATATTGGACTCAAACCTTCGGAAACCACGACCGAACAAGGGCAGTGTTTCCTCAAGCGCAGACAAATCATCATTGATCATCATCTCGCGAGAGTAAATGATTTGCCTGGCGTAGGTATAAAGACGCCAAGATGCCCGGCTCTCAGAGATCGTCGCGGACTCATATTTACCGCCCTCTTTCAATTCCTTGGGAATCAGATCAGCGGAAATGCTATAAGTCTTTGCGTCCTTGAAGTCCGGGAGGTTTCGCTGCAGAGCGATGGCCCCCCAGGTGTGAAGTTCCTCCTCATAGGCAGGCATGAGCGTCTTGTTTGCCGCGTTCTCAAGCAGCAACGGGATATCACTGGTGGAGTGAAGCGCCCAGACGGCCAACTCGGACTTGCTCCGCCCAACCGGGTTGACTCCAAACATCTCCATGGAGGCCTTAATCAGGTCCAACATGCTGCAGCCACGGAACTGCCGGGCAGCTTCAGGCATGACAGAACCGGGCTTGAGACGGTGCTCGATGCGGGCCTGGATGCCGGCTTTGACGTTTTCCCCTGCGTCTCGCGTCACCTGCACGCGGGCGGGGTGGCCTGCCAGGGGGGCCCGTGCATCAGATGCGGCGGCTGCAGCCTTGACGATCTCAATGGCCGCCTGTGCCATGGGCAAGCCGCCATCGATCAGCGCTTGCACCTTGTCTGGAGGGAGGTTGGTATGGGCAGCGGCGGCCCGGATGTCATTCTCGCGGCGAAGACTCGCCAGCTCGGCCAGCTCCCCGCCAGATGCGACAGGAGGGGCCACTGGGGGCGGGGCGGATGCCTGAACAGGAGCGACAGCAGCCTCAGGCGTGCGGGTCGCTTGCGGCTCAACAGCGGCCGGTTCGCCCCCGGCCTGAGATGGCTTGCTCATTTGAATTGGCGGAGCTTCGATCTGTGCCAGTGTAGCCTGCGCCCAAAACTTCAGCGATTCCGGGAGGGCTTCACCGGTGAATCTGGAGGGATCCAGTGCAGGTGCCTTGGCCTTAACCGCGACCGGGGGGGAGATCTCGTCAATCAGGCCTACATCCAGCGCGGCCTGAGCAGTGAACCACGTGCCATCGCCGTTGTTGGCGCTCATCCATGCGGCAACCTCCTCCGCAGAGCGCTTGGTACGCCTGGCGTAAGCATCCCGATAGCTGCCAGAGAAACTGTCGAGCTGATCAGCCTGTCGCCTGAGGCTGGATGCGTTGCCGACTGCACCGCTCCAGCAGTCATGGATCAGCATCAGGGCGTTTGCAGGCATCACCGTGCGGTCGGCCGCCATCACCGGCAGGGTTCCAGCGCTGGCCACCACGCCATCGATGTAGGCAGTCACTCGGCCCTGATACCGCTCCAGCAGGTTGAACATCGCCAGGCCCTGGCCGGCATCCCCGCCATAGGAGAAGACGTTGATGCTGACGTCCTGGGTTCCCGCCTCAGCAAGCTGGGCAGATAGATCCTGAACGCTCACATCGAGACCGATGTCTCCGTAAAGAAAGATTGACTTCATGGCTGAGGATTGCTTGTGGGCATTGTAGGCGGAGTGGCCGGCTGGAGGCCTGAGAAGAACTGCTCAGCGCCAGGATCAGTCGTCAGCATGATTCCCTTGGCCCGAGCCTCCTTGATCTCCTTTTCGCGCTCTGCGAGCACTTGCTCAGGGATGTAGCCGTAGGAACGGTGAACTTCCGCCAGGCTCATAATGCCAGCCTGAACCGCCTTGATCAGCGCCGGGATCTCCTTCGTGGGATCCATCATCTCGCGGCGCGGCGGGGTGTGCGACCACATCACCCGAGGGCCCTTCAGGAGGCCAGACGCCCGCGCCAATTCATCGTGCCACCTGCAGACAGGCGTCAACATTCCGGGGTAGCTGATGTTTCCACGCAGGTGAGCGACGCGCCGCGAAAACTCCAGCCAGCCGCCTCGCATGCTGCTGTAGTTGACGTTTGAAAGATCGCCAGTCAACGCCTCGTAAGTGATTTCGTAGGCAGCGGCAACTTCATGGGCGTAGAGCTTTTGCGTGGTTGAAAAATCGCCAGAGGTTGGCGGTGTGTACGCTTCAAACGACCGGCCAGGCGGAAGTTTGTAAATCATTCCTGGCTCAATCTCCTCAAAAACCTTGTCATCATCAAGCTGATTATACTGGCCGTCACTATCGCTTGTCACGCCAAAGAAACAAGCGGAGATCTTATCCTTCATTTGCTGCGCAATCTTTGTGTCTCCCATGTCCCGAAGAGTCAGGATTGCAGCGGTACCAAACGGGATCCCCATTCGTTGGCCAGCCCTTAAGTCTTCAAAATGTAGGCTTATTTCATCTTTTGGGACGAAGCTGCTTGTGTATTTGATGCCGTAGCCAAGCATTGACTCGCCCGGATGTTTATCACGTATCCAGTAGCCCTTTAGCCTGCCGGCTTCATCGAATTCCTGGCCAAAAATGATATTGATCCCGTTATCCTTGCCAAAATCCAGCCAATCAGGCTCAAGCATCTGCACCTGTAGCGGAACCATTTTATACTTTTCCAGGATTTCGGGATTTATTCTTTTCCTTAGCAGTACAGCACCACGCACGGCTGTTGTTCGTGCTCCTATTGCCTGATTTCCGTACCAATTACGCTTTTCGTAGAAGTCAGAGATTGGTTCATCGCACCAGGATTGCCAGAGCCTGCCGTATCGCTGTGCCGTGTTGGTCGGTGTTGACATAATGCCATCACCTATCCAACTATTAACTATGACTCCGATAGCTTTTTTGGCATAACCATCATTATCCACAAGATCCTGATGACGCTTGACGAGCCAGCTCCACGCGGAGCGCAAATCCGCATTAGGCCCGGCAGATGTTGCGTACCACCCAGCCGTGCGCCGCGACTCCTTCGCCGCATCAAAGGCCGCGTGCACGCCGCGAAGGGTTACGGCGCCAGTCATGACATTCTGCGCGGTGTGAAGTAGTGCTGGCTGCGCGAACTGCTCGGATTGAGTCCAAGATCCGCAATCATGCTTCCTTCAATTCTGCGCATTTCGTCTAACGATCTAAACGTCATCTCTCTTCCGTCAGAGAACCTGACCTTTGAAACGCCCTCGGCGATCCGTTGGCGCAGATTTTCGAGATCTGACAATGTGTAGGCCATGGTTGCATCTTATCGCACAAGCCAGCCTTTGCGATTCCTTGGGAGCCAAGGGCTTCCACCGCTCTGCTGCTCAGTGGCCCCAACTCGCTGTGGGCCGATCGAAGCCAGCGCCGCCGCCTCCAGCTGATCCCACATCGTGGCCCGGTTGTAGCCGCGTGCGACCAGCTCCCGAGCGGCAATGGCATACCGGGTGCAGTCTCCGCCCTCGTCGCGGTGGCCTGCTGGGGGGTCGCCCCATTTGTAGACCGTCTGGCCACCCTTCCGCACAGGGACGCGCCGCCAGGGAAACAGCTCTTTCAGGTACTGGTCAGTGGAGATCAATTCATTACCGAAGTGCAGGTAGCCGGGGCCTGGCGCCAACACCCGGAGGCGGTTGTGGAGGTGCTTCACGCTCTCTTGATACCCGACCCAATGCACCTCAATGCCGCGCCTCACGATCTGGCCCTTGTGGTTGATCTCGGCGGAGAACGGCTTCCCGAGCAGTGCCTTACCTGGCTGTGGAGCTCCCCGGCAGGGTGACCAGACGCCAGGGCCGCCCGCCAGGTGAGCACGGATCGCGTGCATCGAGGCCTCAAGACCGGCCTCATCCTGGAGGCCCTTCGCCATGGTCAGGCGGGCGCCATCCTCCCGGATCCAAACCGTTGACGCGATCTGATCCAGCTGGCTCAGGACGACCGGGTCCTGCGGGTCACCGTCGATCTCGAAGTGTCCCAGGTGCCAACCCTCCTCGCCGCGGCCCCAGCCCCAGACGGTCACCACCAGCCGCTGACCAGCCGTGCCGCCGCCGCCCTGGGTGTCGCCGCCAGCGGTGACCAGCAGCACGCCATTGGGCACCCGCCAGGGATCGGAGTTGACGGGCCCATAGCCGTTGCCATGGGCGATTTCGAGCCGCCGCTTGCCGAGGTTGTCGGCAGTGATCTTGGTCGCCAGGGTGTCTTGCCAGGGGATGCCCCGGTCGGTGTTGCAAAACGTTTGCATGGCGTCGGTGTCGCCTTTCCGCATCTGCTGCAGCGCGTTGTTATACCTGCCCACAACCCGTGGCCATGCGGCGCCCGGGTGATAACCCGTCCCCACGCCAACCTGAAACGAGCGCCAGATGGGCACGCCGTCGCGCAACACCTGAGCCGAGCGATCCAAACCCAGTGGGCACGCCCAACCCGCTCGCTCATCCATCCAAGACAGGTAGCGATTCTCTATCAGCTCTTCACAGTTCTCACACTGAAGCTTTCCCGCATCAAGCCCCTCCTTGATAAATCTTTCCCACGCAAGTTGCTGGTAGCTGTTGCAGTGTGGGCATGGATAGTAACGGTACTGCTGATCTCCCATCTTGAAGCATTGATCCATATAATCGCCAGGCTCGATTGGTGTGCCGCCGATCGTGAAAAATGGATCCCAGACCGTCCCGGCTCTTTGCAAAAAGTTGTTAATCGTATGGCCTTCAGGGCTGTCATAAGTGGCCGGTTCCTCAAAAAATATACAATTCCTGTTTACGCGCCTTGCGGATCTCGGCGTTGCGGCGTTGACAAGGTGTATCAGCGCGCCGTTTGCCAGCTGCTTAAAGTTATAGCTATTCCGCGTATCTGATTTTGATTTTTTATTACCAAGCAGACCGGCAAGCATTGGCACACCTGTGTTTTCCTCAAATAGCGGATCGATGTCTTCCTTGCTGTAGGCGGCAACTTCTGAATCCGTCGGTTGAACGAGCATTATCGCAGAGATTTTCCAAATACAAAAAAACTGCAGCAGTTGCTTAATATATTCTGACCAACCAATTCGAGCGGGCTTCTGACAGACGACGCATTCAACTTCGGGATCTGTAGGAGCAAGAAACCAATCCCGCTGATACGGTCTACACCTGAATTTCTGCCTGCCTCCTGATCCGGTCACAATGTAACCATGTCTTTCAGCATACTCAAGCGCCGTGATTTTTTCTTTTGGTCTTAATAGTCCCGCCAGGCGCCTGGCAATGGCCGCTCTACTGCGTAAGATCATTAGTCTAACTCCTCAAAGGTGCTATCGGAGATTGCAACGAATAGATCGTCTATCCTTTTTTGTATTTTATCGCACTCTTCTTGTGTTAGATGTGGAATATCGGTTTTGATCTGCTGAGATAGAGCAGCGGCGCCGAGCATAAGATTGCCCATCACCGCTGCTTGCGCAGCTTCAAAATCTTCCCTGTAAACGAGCGTACCCTCCTTTTCAAGTCGGTTCAGCTCCGCAAGTAACCTCTTCTCCCGCTCGTGCAGAGCCCGCTCGTTGTAGAAGTCAACCTCTTCCGACGGCTCACCACTGGAGGCGTCCAGCTCCTTGCGCGGGGCTGGCGCCTGTCGCTGCCGCTGGGGCTTCGGCGGCTTGCGCGGTGGTGGATCCTCCCCGCCAGGGGGAATAGGATCAGGTGCCCGGTGGCGCTTCTCGCGGCTGACCTGCCTCCAGCGATCGGCAAGACCCTCCTCCTCCAGCTTGCCGTCAACAGCGGAGAGAGCGCCTTCTTTGATCTTCCGGTAGATGCTGCCGGGCGATCTCAGCCCCAGTCTGTCGGCCGCTTCCCGGACGCTGATCAATCCCACTGATCATCCCGTCGCATTTGGTGTCACATTAGCCAAATGTGACAGAATAATGTGACGCGCTGCGACAGATGGCAGGGGCGGGAGGGGGTCGGTGCGCCGAAAACCCTTGCTACAACAGGGTTCGCATTGCTCCGGGCTGTGACCAACAGAAAAACCGAGCGTTCGAATCTACC